TTACAACCCCAATCATGCGTAAAGCCGCTTCAGGGCCATCAATGCGGCAAACGATACCACCACACCAACTTTCAAAAAACTCTTGCTGTAGCTTCGTTAAACGCTTTTTAGGGCCATCTTTGACCTCAACAAGAAATGTCTGGTTTCCGTAGCCGACTAAAAGGTCAACAGGTAAACCAATAATCCAGACATAAGCGCCAGCGGCTCTCAGTGCTGAAACGATTTGCGCTTGGTTAGCGTCTACTCTGGCAGCGTATCTCATTCTTGGCCTGTTGCTTTTTTGATTGCAGCATCTGCCATCTTCATTGCGGCTTCATACTCAATAATTTCTTCCCGAGTCACTGCGGCAATACAGTCAATAAAAGGCAAGATGCGTTGTAAAGCCTCAAGCAATTCTTGTTTAGTTTCTTGCAATAAAAAGATGTTGCCAACCATAGTGTTGTTTATTCTGTGCAATCTATGCAATTCAGAAGCCGCTTCTGTTAAACAACTTGGTGCGCTTTCTTCGCCATATAAATATTCATGTCGTTTTTCTAAATCTTCAGCCAAGCGCAAGGCTAACGGCATTTCTTGTGTTTTCATTCAAGTTCTCCACTTTGCAATTTCTTCATGTACTCACGGATTCTTACAACAGCACCAGTTCCATAGGTCTTTTCTAACCACTCCATGCGAACAGGCGTTAACACCTTTTGACCTGTTGCTTCGTAAGTCCTGAACAAGACTCGAGCTTCACCAAGTTCAATCATGTATCTGTCGCCTTGATTAGATATTGCTTTTCTGCTGTAAGCCATGCGTAGTTACCCTAATACCCAATTCTTTCCGTCTTTCTTGATGGCTTCGATTTGAGCCAAGTAAGCCAATGTGTAGTGAACTTGTTTGACCTTCCAGCCAGTGATCTCAATGATCTCCCGGCGGGTCAGGCCACCATGCTCCAAAAGTTTTCTCAGTGTGTAAGTGCGACTCATACATTCACCCACACAGTTTTTGGTTGACGATAAACCCTGTCTTTAGGGTGAGGGCAGTCTTCAGGGACATACACAGCGCAGTAAATCTTTTGAAACTGACCATGACCACCAAGAATCCACCTGTCCACAAATACATCTGGCATCCCTTTAATCGCTGTTTTGACGTTGGCAACATGGATGTTCAGGGTATCGCTTATCTCTTGCCTTGTAAGCCCTTGAGGGTGCTTTAAAAGCAATTCTCGTATTGCTTGCTGACGAGTGGGTTTCATGGCTTACCACCATTGGCAATCCAGACCGAGAAGCTGGCGGCAGTGTCTCCAAAAGGCAACATTGCACATTCAGTGGCTAATCGCTTGCGTTCTGCTTGAATCGCCATTTGCCATGTCCGCAAGAACAAATCGAGTTCTTCTCGGGTAGGCTCACCAAATGAGCGAATGATCTCAACCCATGCGTTTTTCATGTCTTCGTTCATACTTGACCCCTTGCTCGGATGGCTGAAGTAACATCAAAAGCCATTACTTTTAAAGCAAACAATAAATCTTCAGCATTTTCTTCTGCTTCAACATTTTGTCTAAAAGGAGCGACTATCACAATGTCGTAAATTGCTTTTCGCTCGGCATCAACCATACGATTGACTTCCTTATGGTGGTCTGCGGCTTTTATCCACAGTTCTCCATCAAATTCTTTTGCTGGAATCATGCTTGTCCCCTTGCTCGGATTGCGGAGGCGCAATCCATACAAGTGACATCCCACATGGACTTGTCTGTGTCGCTGTAAATATCTGGTGCTGGCAACTCCTCACACACCTTTGCACACGCCTCACGCTCTGTTGCTGCAATGCTGCGCTCGTACTCAGTCCAATGCTCTTGTGTCCATGTGCGATTGCGCTCTGCTGCGGCAACAAGGGCGACAAAGCGTTCAAGGCATCCAAACTCGCCATTGCAAGTGAAGTCCCTGATGCCAGCCTCCCGCGCCATGCGGATGATTTCATCTTGTGTCATGCTTGTCCCCTTGCTCGGAAGTCTTTAGCAAATGCTGAGTCAACCATGTCATATTCCATCAGCAAATCTTCTACCGCCTTACGCTCTGCTTTTTGTGCAAGTTTCCAAGTTTGCTCAAGCATCCAACAGATTTTTTCATCATCATCAAATTCAGGACGAGCTATTTTTTGTAAGTCTTCAAGAATTGAAGAAACAAGATTCCAATCAATCATTTCAAAGCCCCTTTCATGCTGGCAACAAGGTCACGCAAATTTGCTGGTGGTGGAGAGGCCTTCTTTCTGTCTTCAGCAATCTGGAGAAGCACAGGGTCAGGGCCAGTGTTTCTAGCAGGTACTGTTGTCCGGGCAACATCAGCGGCTTGTTGGGCAAAGGATTGGCGTTCATGCGGTTTTAACCAATCAGCCTCAAGACCTTGTGATCCTCTCCGACACCAGACCACCAAAAAATCGTTAAACGACATATTGGCTTTGGCGGCTTCCTTTTTGGCAGAGTCAACAACTGTTTCCGTAACTGGCGCTTTCTTCATCTTGCGGAGGGTTTGCCAATCTTTCCAAACTTGTTCTTGAACATCAGGTGGGCAAGCAACGACAGTTGCTGCGACCTTGGGAGCCTTCCTTTCCTTTTCCACTTCCATTCCTTTCCCTTCCTTTCCAGTAGGTAGGACTACGGTAGTGGTCTGGTAGTCTTGTCGTAATTCACATAAGCCTTTGATTTTGCTTAAGGTTTTCTTGTTTATGACTTGATGCTTTTCAAAGTTTGCAACCTTGCCGTATGTCTTGCCATCAGAGCCTGAAAAAACCTCAATGTAACCAATACAGGATAACTCCCGTAGAAGTTCGGTAGTGCTTTTTGCAAGTGTTCGCAATGGGAAAACGTCTGATTCAACCAATTTTGGATTTGCATTGAAATAACCTTCGTCATCGCAATGATTAAGAAGGCCAATTGCAAGCAATGCGGCCTCGGCAGAAATTGATGCCAGAACTTCATCCCGCCAAAATTCTGGTTTGATTGTGCGAATTCTTGCCATGATTTATCCGTACATCACTTCGTAAAGTGATTGACCCGCTTGAAAAAAATTCTTTTCATATTTAAGTTCTGGATTGACATCATGCCCAATGTAACCAGCGATAAGAAAATAAATTTCATCAATATTTTTAGGCCCGTCTATAGGTATCCGAGCAATAAGATCAAAAAACAGTTCCTCTCGCTCATGTTGAACCATATGACAGACTTTGCATAAACAAACAAGCTGTTCGTTCTCGTACTGCCAAACATCACGCCCTTTTAAATAATGTTTGTGATGTACGTGAAGCGTTGTCTCGCTATCTCCACAATACTCGCAATGAAACTCAGCGCGCTCCAGTATTTCAAGTCGCTTTTTTTGCCAACGAGGATCAAGCAATTGTTCAGAGTATGACTTCTTTGCCATAAAAATCTCCAATAAAAAACCCCTGAACTCCAGCGGGTCGAGCGCCAGAAATTCAGGGGTCAGCCTGTGACGGCTTAGATGTATTAGCGTCTCGACCACGCCACACCTAAACCGTCTGACCAAACTATATCACTTTTTCGGAGGAACACCAAAATATTGTTTTGTTCCATCGCCTTTGTCTTTACGCAAGATTGTCCACAGGTGTTCACGCTCTAATCGAGCCAGCTTACTGTGAGGGCTGGTTGTCGGTAGGTAACGGGCAATCTCCGCTGCTGTCGCTCCGTCCTTGCGTGATAAGAGTAGCTTCAGACGAGCCATCTGGCCCACTGGTTTCTTCTGGAACATTGTTAACATTTGACTTTCCTTTTGAAAAGATGGTATTCCATCGGTTTGAAAACTCCTCTGCGGACACAGAGAAGGGTCTTGGTGAACTTCCTTTGCCACTCATTTTGGCGACCTCTTAAAACTCTTTTGTTTTGGTCTTGCGTGACCAACGTGCCAGTACCCGCAATGAGGGCAGCGGTAAGCCTCCATTGGGTTATCTCTGCGCCGACCAACGATAACCAGCGCCAGCTCTTTAGTAGGCAGTTTGTCTTTACCAGCACATTGGCTGATCTCGTCTGTTTTGTATGTCATTCCTCTCTCTCTTTCAGCATGGCATCAGCACATTTATATGAAAAATGTGCAAGATCAATAAATTGATATTTTTGGTGATATTCTGGGTCTTCAGACAATATTGCTTGCATTGCCTTGGCAGCAAAGTAGTCGCGCAGTGTCATGCCGTATGCGTTTTGCAATCCAGCAACCAAAGCCATGTCATGCGAAACCGGAAACGCTGGCCCACCTGTTTTTGTGTTGTTCATGTTTATGCCCTTGAATACGCAATGATTTGTGATGTTGGGTTGTAGTTGTTTGGCTTGCCCTTGTTCAAAGAAGCAGCCAGTTCAGTCTTGCTAAACAAGCCTTTAGCTGTTGAAAGATCAAAGGCATTGCCACGGCTCTTTGGTGTACCGTCAGACCAGAAGTTACTCACAGTTTTTTGGAATTTTGGTTCCTCTGTGTAAGAATATTGCTTGTCGGTCAAAACATAGAAATAGTTGTTCTTCTGTGTTTCACTCTTGCGAGTAACCTTCTGAAACTCAATGTAACCTTCTGCCAAAAGTTCATCACGAACTTCTGCGGCACTGACTTCAAAGCGTGAAGCCATGCGGTTAGCGATCTTGCGATGGTGATCGTTTGTAAGTCTCAGTTGTTCTATGTAATACAACTTAGCGAGTGATTTGCTCAATGTAAATTCTCCGATTGAAAAGATGTTCCAGCGTGACGACAAGAAGTGCTTTGGTAGCGGCTTCTACATCATCAGGATGGTCTGTGTAACGGTTAACAAGTGAAATTGCGTAGTCTAGCAACGCTTCACTTGCCTCGTATTCGTCATGGTCATGTTGGTTCATACCGTAAAGATTACACGAAAAAAAAGT